CGATCTTACTCCCGAAGAACGAAAAAAGTTTTCAAATTATCTTATGATACGCTGGGGCAGTAGTGTTCAAGGCAGTCGTGAACTACAAGAGTTCTATGTGATTGCCACCAACGAGCGACTTAACAAACATTTCTTTGATGTAAACCGACACCCAAAACTACAATGGCTCATGGCCACATCAGTAAGTCCAGACCTTGGCAGCCAGAGACATCAATGGATTGCCCCCAAGAAAAAAGAACCAGGAGCAAGTTCAATGAAAAAGCAACTGGCAGAATTGTTTCCGCATTACAAAGATGATGAAATTGATTTGCTAGCATCAATAACAACTAAAAAAGAACTTGAGGACTATATCAAACAACACGGCGATACTGGATGAGTTTTACCTGTACCTATTGTAAAAAAACTTTTGCCAAAGAAACTAGTCTAGAGGTTCACATGTGTGAGCCTAAACGTCGTAGATTAAATCGCGACGATGCTGGCGTGCGCATTGGATTCCAAGCATACATTCGCTTTTACGAACAAACCCAAGGATCAGCAAAATTAAAAACCTACGAAGACTTTTGCGACTCAAGTTATTATCTAGCATTTGTTAAATTTGGAAGATATTGTGTTGGCGCTCGAGTTATTAATCCTGTTCAATTTATGAACTGGCTGCTGAAAAATCAGAAAAAAATCGATCGTTGGGCGTCGGATCAACTCTATACAGAATACTTGATCTGGTACCTGACCATAGAAGCGGCAGAGGATGCCTTGGCTCGTGCTATGGAATATGCTATAGACTGGGCAGAAAAAAACAATCACCCTAGTCAAGACTGCGTAAGGTATGGCAACCCAAATGCCACCTGTTATGCCATTACCGCAGGTAGATTAAGTCCTTGGGTGATCTACAATTCCGAGTCTGGACAACGGTTTTTGAGCGAGGCCAGTCAAGAACAATTGGCCATAGTTTGGCCCTACATTAATGTTGATGTTTGGAACAAGAAGTTTCATGATTACCCAGCAGACCAAGAGTATGCTCGAGAAATATTAAAGAAAGCAGGTTGGTAATGAGTGCCGACATTGACCTAGACTTTGCCGACAGAGAATCGGTGCTGAAACTGATTCAACACACACCTGCACGACAACTAGTGGACGGTAAAGTTCGTAAACATAATTCTGGTGTGTATGTCACTGACATTCCCTGGGATCCAGTCAATGATTGTGCGGCCATAGATTATCAAACTGCTGAACAAAGAGGTTATTTTAAGATTGATTTTTTGAACATGCACGTTTATAAATTGGTCCAAAGCCCCGAGCATTATCAACAGATGCTTGACGCTGCCCCGCCTTGGCAACGCCTTTGGCAAGAACCACAATGGGCCGAACAGCTGGTTCACATTGGCAACTATACTGATTTGTTGGTGGCCATGCGTCCGGACAGTATTCCCAGAATGGCTGCATTCATCAGCGTTATACGTCCGGGCAAGGCACATTTACAACACAAAGATTGGGCCACTATATTTGCATCTGTTTGGGACGGGGATGACAGCCGAGGCTATACATTTAAGCGTAGTCATGCGATTTCTTACGCAGCACTAGTGGCACTACACATGAATCTTTTGAATTCAGTCTAGACGGCGCACCAGTGTAATACTTTTTCTTTTGCTCTTTTTACGAGCAATTTCTCTAAGACTACACACAGGACCATGCAGTATTTCTAAGTCTTTGTTGACAAAAGTTCTTAAATACGGGCGGAATTGTTCCCAGTCGTCTTTTAAGAAAATATTAATAGGAATACTTCTATTACTTTCCCACCACCATACGTTGGCAAAATTTAAAAATTCTTGTTTTAGATCAAAGTTTTGTATACTGCCAAAATCATAAATGGTAGTAATAGTGTCGTCTCTGTTTTGAACAATTCCAACATATTCGTTGCCAGCATACACGCACAAGGTTATGAAGGGGTATTTTTCTGATAATTTCTTAAAGATATCACTGCCCATAAATGATGTTGTTTAGTCCTTTTGACAGGTTATTTATATAGATTTTAAAACGGTAAATATTAGATTATGTATAGCACCACCGCTTATTTGTATCAGCAAAAGACTCGAGTATTAATGATTGACACCGGCGGTGACTACTTTATTGCGAGGTACAATCCTGTGTATGCAAAAAAACTAACAATCAACAAAGGCGTGGACAACGTCTTGCTATTTGAGTTTATCAATCAAGATGAAAAGCCAGTTAATATTACCGGCAGCACAATGACATTTCGAGTGGTTGATCAAAGCGGCGAGGAACTGGTCAACGAAACTGAAATGGTAATTCTTAGTGCGCCCTATGGTCGTGCTAAAGTCACACTACCCTCTGGCGTGCTAGACAATATTCGCGCACAGCCTGCCAGTTACAGTATCACACGCTACTCGGGCAATTTAACCGAGGCTGTGTTTGTAGATGCACAAGCAGGTGCTCGTGCAGATGTAGACATTGTAGATTCTGTATACCCAGAGTTTTATCCCAGCGCTCAAACAACTATTCCCACAGTGGATCTGTCAGCCATGTCGGGATCTACTGCTTCAGGATCGCCGGCTACCTATCCAGACTGGGCGTTAAATCCTGGCACAGTAATCAATACCTGGAGCCCGCTGCTAAACACAGAATTTTACAGCAGTTTTATTGTGCCCACATCATCAGTGACCAGCATACAAATGGACTTGGTTGGCTACACCGGTACCGTTAAAATACAAGGTGCTGAAAACTATCAAAGTGTCTGGTACAATGTCAGCGAAAGCACACAATATCTAAATCGAACAGGTACAGTACATCATCATGTCATTGGTTATCACCCGATACTTAGACTTTGTTTTAACAATTCAGTCTACGCCACTGGGCTTAATGGACAAGTTGGTATACCAGCTATGGCCACAGCCATTGTGTCTGATGAAGGCGTGATCACTGGCGCTACCATTACCTATCCGGGGCAGGGCTACCTAGCACCACCACTAATTGAGTTTGTTGGTGACGGCGCTGGCGCTACAGCCACAGCCGAAATCAGCTACGAAACTGGGCAACTGTCATCAATTACTATCATCGACGGTGGATCGGGCTATAGACCCATACCTCCAACAAACACACAAGCACAGGTTGTAATTTCTACCGGACGAGTTGAAAACATACTATATAGGTAAATGAAGTTCCAGAGAAAGTTTCAAAAAATAGTAGGTTTTGGTGATAGCTGGATGTATGGCGATGAGCTAATGGATCCCGTATATCTGGCGCAACATCCCGACGGCCACTACAGCGACGAGCAAAATTTTCCCTACAGACTGAGACATTGCTTTTTAGGATTGCTAGGACACCATTACGGTGTACCCATTGAGAATTTTGGCATGCCCGGCGGAAGCCTTACCAGCACCATGTGGACATTTCAATGGTGGTTAGATCATGAAGCAGCACCACTTGATGAGTGTTTGGTGCTGGTTGCATTAACCAACGCCGATCGTATTACGCACTACAATCCTAACCACACGCACTATTCAAGAGATCCTGAATGGAATAAGTTTGTTCACAGTACCTGGGTAAACTTTGGCAGTAGTGTTGTGCCCGACGACTTTGCCACCATGATGAAATACCAAATGGTTTTAACTGGGTGCCCGGCGTTGACCAAACTAAACTATCATCAAGCGGTGTTGTTTTTTGATGGCATAGCCGCAAGAAATAACATTGACATGATTCAGTTTAATATCATGCCAGCCGAACGCGAAATTGCCAATGTTCCCACACTACGGGAACCGGGAAGAAGTTGGACCATGTGGTTTAGGGACCACCCAGGAAACCAAAAACGAGAACTAATCTGTGCCGACGGTCATCCAAATGAAATCGGCCACGAGCTTATCCGCGATCACTTGATTTCTCAGATTGAATCATGTTAAACTAGCATGATGCTAGATATACTCAACTACTTGCCCGGCAAGAGAAAAGCAACGCCATCGGGCTGGATTAGTTTTAATTGTCCCATGTGCGGAGATCGGCGCAGTCGTGGGGGACTTAAACTAAATGAGCAAGGCTGGAGTTATCATTGCTTTAATTGCAGCGCCACAGCCAGCTTTGTTTTGGGTAGAACACTGGGTTATCGAGCTAGAAACCTGTTGAGTTTGCTTGGTGTCGCCGAGTCAGAAATCAACGCCCTGAACCTAGAAAGTCTGCGGCACCGCAGCATACACGGTATCTTGACTGATCGTAGTCGAGCGGCTAATACAACAGCTGACATTGCGTTTGAAGAGCGCGACGACTTTCCACCAGCTAGCGAAGTTGTTACTCAAGAAATGTCCGAGCATTGGCAGTATTTAAGAGATCGGTGTGTGCCCCAGGATTTCCCAGTGATGACAGCAATTCGTAACGATGGTGTTCACTGGACAAGACCACATGTGATTATTCCATTCAGTTACGATGATAAAATTGTAGGCTGGTCAGCTAGATTTTTAGATGATCGAACACCTAAATATATCAATCAAACACAACCGGGCTATGTGTTTGGCACTGAACTACAACACGATGATTGGCAGTATGTGATTGTGGTTGAAGGTATTTTTGATGCGCTCAGCATCAACGGGCTTGCAGTCATGCACAATACCATAAGTGATGCACAGGCAAGACTAATAAGAAATCTAGGGCGTGAAGTAACTGTAGTACCTGATCAAGACCGTGCAGGTCTAGAATTAATTGATCGTGCTGTGGAACTGGGCTGGGCAGTTAGTATACCGGATTGGCCACAAGACGTAAAAGATGTAAATGATGCTGTGGTAAAATTTGGA